AGAAAGCATCAAAGAAAGCAAAAATCCGTAATCTTGCAAAAGGTAATACCAATCCGAATGAGAAGGCTGCTGCAGAAAAGAAAGCAGGTGGACCAAAACTAATTGGTGAAGTATTAAGTGGAAAGGATACTAAGAAATTAGCAAAAGCATCTGTTCTTTCTACTAGTGATGATCCTAAAAAACAGGACAGGGCAAGAGCAAGACAAGTTGAAATTGATTATAAAGATTTGATGGATCAACGCAAAAAGAAAAAAGTTGGCGTTGGTAAATCAATGAGAGAAGAGAAAAAGAGTTGCCCAGAAGGAGAATACTATTGTTTTGATATGGGTAAGTGTAGACCCATCCCTGATGGACATAAAGTTCGTGAAGATGGAGAATTAGTAAAAGAAGGTGTTAGAGGTGCTGCTATTGGTGCTGCTGTAGGTGGTGTTGTTGCTGGACCTCTTGGTGCTGCTGCAGGTGCTGCAATAGGTGCTTCTAGTGGTAGTGGGAAAAAGAGAGTCGCTGCTTATAATAAAGGTAGAGAAGCAGTTCAATCTGTTAAGGACAAAGCAAGAAAAATTAAGCAGAATATAAAAGGAGCACAAGAAAAGAGGAGGAAAGCAGCGCAAAGTGCGATGGAAGGAACTGAAATACATGATGCCAAGGGAAATCTTTATGCAACTGTGATTGATATTATTAAACCACAGCCAATGAAGGTTCCTGAATCATCAGTTAAATGGCAAGAATTGACAGAATTACGAAAACTTCCAAATTACAATAAAACGGGAAATATTATTGATGTTTATTTGGCATGGAGAGGAAAAAATTATATAATACAAACATTTTTCCCTCAGGTTAAAAAACCATCCCGTAAAGAAGTTATAGATCAGATACAAAAAGTATATCCTGGATGCAGGGTTTGGAATTATCAAATAGGTACTTATAATCCAGGAGAACCTATATTACAAACTAATTAATTATGCCAGTTGTAGATGACATTTATCTTGGTAATCCGAATCTAAAGAAGGCCAATGTTACTCAAGAGTTTACTAAAGAGCAAATTCTTGAATTTATGGCATGTAAAAATGATCCTGTTTATTTTGCAAAACAACATGTAAAAATTGTTAGTCTGGATGAAGGTCTTGTATCCTTTAAACCTTATGATTTTCAAGAGAAATTAATACAAAGATTTCACGAGCATAGATTTAATATATGCAAAATGCCTCGTCAGACTGGTAAGTCTACTACGTCTGTATCATATTTGCTTCATTATGCGGTATTCAATGATAATGTAAATATTGGTATTCTGGCAAACAAAGCAGCAACTGCAAGAGACCTTTTAGGTAGACTGCAAACTGCATATGAAAATTTACCTAAATGGATGCAGCAAGGTATTATATCGTGGAATAAAGGTTCTTTGGAGTTGGAAAATGGATCGAAAATACTTGCAGCAAGCACTTCTGCTTCAGCGGTCCGAGGAATGTCTTTCAATATTCTTTTTCTTGATGAGTTTGCCTTTGTTCCCAATCATATTGCTGACTCGTTCTTTGCCTCTGTTTATCCTACTATCACTTCTGGTCAATCAACAAAAGTCATAATGGTTTCAACCCCTCACGGGATGAATCATTTTTATAGGTATTGGCACGATGCGGAAAGGGGTAAGAATCAATATGTACCAACAGATGTTCATTGGTCTCAAGTTCCTGGAAGAGATGAAGTATGGAGGGAACAGACTATTGCAAACACATCAGAACAACAATTTAAAATTGAGTTTGAGTGTGAATTTTTAGGATCAGTTGATACTCTTATTGCTCCTAGTAAATTAAGGAGTATGGTTTATCAAGAACCAGAAAAAAGAAATGCTGGTTTAGATGTTTATGTTGATCCACAAAAAGGTCATGATTATGTTATGACTGTAGATGTGGCAAGAGGTGTTAATAAGGATTATTCTGCTTTTGTTGTAATTGATATTTCAGAGTTTCCTCATTGTGTGGTGGCAAAGTATAGGAATAATGAAATTAAACCAATGCTTTTTCCAAGTATTATTGAGGAGGTGGGAAAAAGTTATAATGAAGCATTTATAATGTGTGAAGTAAATGATATAGGTGATCAAGTAGCATCTATATTAAATTATGACATGGAATATAAAAATCTTCTTATGTGTTCTATGAGAGGTAGAGCAGGTCAAGTTGTAGGTCAGGGATTTTCTGGTAAGAAGACACAACTTGGAGTTAAGATGTCCAAGACGGTTAAGAAGGTAGGATCACTTAATTTAAAAACTCTTATTGAATCAGATAAACTTCTTTCATGTGACTATGATATTATGAGTGAATTGACTACATTCATTCAAAAAAGTAATTCATTTGAAGCAGAAGAGGGGTGTCATGATGACCTTGCTATGTGTCTAGTCATCTATGCATGGTTAGTACAAACAGACTACTTTAAGGAACTTACTGACCAAGATGTAAGAAAAAGATTATATGAAGAGCAAAAAAATGCTATAGAGCAAGATATGGCACCTTTTGGTTTTATGGTTGATGGGTTAGATGATGACAGTGAAGTTGATGATGAAGGAGATAGATGGTTTACTGCTAAGACTGATGAATATGGGGATATGCAGCATATGTGGGAATACCTCTCGTAAACGCAAAAAACAATAAATAATTTCTAGATAACTGATAATTAGGAAAAAAACATGGCGACTCCACAATTATCTCCAGGAGTACTGACTAGGGAGGTTGACCTAACAGTAGGAAGAGCGGATAACGTATTAGACAATATTGGTGGGATTGCTGGACCATTTCCAATTGGTCCTGTCGATGATCCTATTGATATTGCGACTGAGCAAGAATTAATTAGTGTTTTTGGTAAGCCAAAGACCACTGATGCTCAAAACGATTATTGGTTAAGTGCAGCTGCTTATCTTTCCTACGGTGGAGTTTTAAAAGTTGTCAGAACCTCTGGCACTACACTTCAGAATGCTAATGCTGGTGTTGGATTAGGTTCTACTAGCATGACTGGCTCTGGTGCCATTCTAAACTACGATGATTATATTAATAATCATTCTTCAGCAACTAACTTCAATTATGCCGCAAAGAATCCTGGTTCTTGGGCAAATAATATGAAGGTTTGCTTTATTGATGACCTTGCAGACCAAACAATTGGTATTACTACTACTAGTCTAGCGACTGCTGGTGCTACTATTGGATTTGCTGTTACTGCAAGACTTGAAAATATGGTTATCCCTGGTTTGGGTACAACCGAATTATTTAATGGTTATCTAAAAGGAATTATTACTGGTGTTACTACTGATTCAACAGATAGTGCATCAACAATAGATGTTAAAATTACTGAAAGGGTAAGTGCTGCTGGAGTCATAACAGCAGTTACCTATGATGAAGGAACCGGTTGGGCATCTTTTGATACTAGTGATGAGATTAAGTTCCTCAATAACTCTGGTGTCGTTACTGGAACTACTGCTCTTAATAACACTTACTATACTCCTGCATCTGCAGTTGACTGGTATGATGAGCAGCAATTAGGTCTTACTAATGCTATTACTTACTGGAAGGAGATTGCTCCTAAGCCAACTACTAACCAGTATGTGCTTGATAGACAAGGTTTGAATGATGCTTGTCATATTGTTATTGTTGATGATATGGGAACCATTACTGGTATCCAAGGAAATATTCTTGAGAAGCATGTAAGTCTTTCTAAGGCACTTGATGCTATCTCTGCTGTTAATTCTCCACAGAAGATCTGGTATGAGCAATATCTAGCAGATTTCTCTGATGAAGTTTATGCTGGTGGTAACCCATCCAGTGCTGCCGATACTTATTGGGGTACTGATCCAATAGCAACTGGATTCTCTACTGCATGTACTAAAACTACAACTTCAGAGGGTCTTTGGGGTCAAAATGCACAAGGAATTACCTTCAGTGCTGTTGGTAATGTTACTTACACTCTAACATCCGGAACTGATTATTCTTCTAGTAACGGATTCACTGCAACTCTTGGCGATTTAATCACATCTTATGGAAAACTTTCCAATAAAGATGAAGTTGCAATGGATTACTTTATTATGGGTCCTGGATTAACTAACGTTAATGATTCACAAGCAAAAGCAGGATATCTTCTTTCTCTAGCAAATAGCAGAAAGGATTGTGTTGCTTGCATTGGACCACATAAAGCTGATTTGGTTGGTGTTACTAATACAACCACTCAGACAGACAACCTAATTAAGTACTTTAGTACACTAATGTCCACCTCTTATGGTGTATTTGACAGTGGATTTAAGTATACTTATGATAGGTTTAATAACAAGTTTGTATATATCCCAACTAATGCGGATATAGCGGGTTTAATGTGCCGCACTAATGTAGTTGCATATCCTTGGTTCTCACCTGCAGGACAGCAACGCGGTATTATTAATAATGCTATTAAACTAGCATATAACCCAAATAAAGCACAAAGAGACAAGCTTTATCCTGCAAGGATTAACCCAGTCGTTACACAACCTGGAATAGGAACACTTCTATTCGGTGATAAGACTGCTCTCGGATATGCATCTGCTTTCGATAGGATTAACGTCCGTCGCTTGTTCCTCACTGTTGAGCAAGCATTACAGAAAGCTGCTGAAGCTCAACTTTTTGAACTCAACGATGAATTAACACGGGCAAACTTCCGTAATATTGTTGAACCATATCTACGTGATGTTCAGGCGAAGAGAGGACTTTATGGATTCCTCGTTGTTTGTGATAGCACTAACAATACACCTGATGTTATCGATAATAATGAATTCCGCGCAGACATCTTCCTGAAGCCTGCGAAGTCGATCAACTACGTAACTCTCACCTTCGTAGCCACCAGAACTGGTGTTAGCTTCGATGAAGTGGTCGGTAGAGTTTAACTTTATTATCTAAATAACAACAGGAGGATTTAAAAAAAATGGCAACTAGTAGAACCAACAAATCAATCTCTGATTTTAAAGGTGCATTAATAGGTGGCGGTGCAAGACCGAATTTATTTGAGGTAGAATTAACCACACTTCCAGGAGGAATTTCTTGGGACGCAGATACATTTAGGTATATGTGTAAGGCAGCTGCACTTCCAGCTTCTACCATTGCTAACATCGATGTACCGTTCAGAGGACGGATATTTAAAGTTGCTGGCGATAGAACTATTGAAACATGGTCAGTAACTGTTATTAATGACGAAGATTTCAAACTAAGAAATGCTTTTGAAGAGTGGATGCAATTAATTGCTAAATTGGATAATAATTTAGGTGCAACTAATCCTAGTGATTATATGACCGATGCTAAAGTATTCCAACTTGGTAGAGGATCATCTGCAAGTAGCAGTGATAATACTGGAGAAGTTAATGCTGTTCTGAAAGAATATAAGATGGAAAGTATTTTCCCAACTTCACTTTCAGCAATTGATCTCTCATATGACACTGGCGACACCATAGAAGAATTTACCGTTGAATTCCAAGTTCAGTCCTTCACTCCTATAAGTGGCGGTCCTAACGGATAAAGTGTGGTATAATAAGACTAACTAAATACTATTAGTAAGTCTAAAAGTACTCGGAAATAAATTATGGCTAAGTTATTTGGGTTCTCTTTAGAGGACGCTGAACCACTATCTCCTAGCGCGGTCTCACCTGTACCTCCCAATGATGAGGACAGTGTTGATCACTATATGACTAGTGGTTTTTTTGGATCTTATGTAGACTTAGAAGGTGTATATCGTACTGAATTTGAACTTATTAAAAGATATCGTGAAATGGCACTTCACCCAGAGTGCGATAGTGCCATTGAAGATATTATAAATGAAGCAATTGTATCTGATACAAATGATAGTCCTGTAGAGCTTGATCTTGATCATTTAAATGCCAGTGATGGTATTAAAAGAAAAATCAGAGATGAATTTAAATATGTTTTAGATTTATTGGATTTTGATAAAAAAGCACATGAGATTTATAGAAATTGGTATGTTGATGGTAGGGTCTATTATCACAAAATAATTGATTTTAAAAACCCTCATGAGGGAATACAAGAGTTAAGATATATTGATGCAATAAAAATGCGTCATGTACGCAAACAAAAGAAACAAGATAATACCAAGTATCAAAGTCCAGCTATTCCAAGAAGCGATAATCCAATGGATTTCGAATGGCCGGAAATTGAAGAATATTTCGTATATAATCCAAAATTAATATATCCAACAGGTAATGTTAATGCAACTAGTGCAAGTAATGGAATAAAAATAGCAAAAGATGCAATATGCTATTGTACTTCCGGTCTTGTAGATAGAAATAAAGGATCAACTCTTTCATATCTTCATAAAGCAATTAAATCACTCAATCAATTACGTATGATTGAGGATAGTCTTGTTATATACAGATTATCAAGAGCACCAGAACGTAGAATTTTCTATATTGATGTTGGTAATTTGCCTAAGATTAAAGCAGAACAATATCTGCGTGATGTTATGATGCGTTATCGTAATAAGTTGGTATACAATGCCGATACTGGAGAAATCCGCGATGACAAAAAATATATGGCAATGCTTGAGGACTTTTGGCTTCCAAGACGAGAGGGGGGTCGTGGTACTGAAATTAGTACTCTTCCTGGAGGACAAAACCTCGGAGAAATCACTGATATTGAATACTTTAAGAAGAAGCTCTATAGATCCCTCAACGTACCCCCATCAAGAATGGATGGTGAAGGAGGATTTAACCTGGGAAGATCCTCAGAAATATTAAGAGATGAAGTTAAGTTTAGTAAGTTCGTTGGACGTTTGAGAAAAAGGTTCTCAAGAATGTTCATTGATATGCTAAGAACCCAATTGCTGCTTAAGAATATTGTCACTCCCGAAGATTGGGAAATCATGAGTGAGCATATTCAATTTGACTTCTTATATGACAATCACTTTACAGAATTAAAAGAAACAGAATTGATGAATGAAAGGTTGGCATCTCTTGCTACTGTAGAACCTTATATTGGTAAATATTATTCTCAAGATTGGGTTCGTCGTAAGGTATTACGTCAAACTGATGAGGAAATACTTGAGCAGGATAAGTTAATTAAGAAAGAAATTAAGGATGGTATTATTCCTGATCCGATGGCAATTGATCAAGAAATGATGTTGGACCCAGAAGGTAGTGGTGGAATGAGACCAGTTGATCCCACAATGCTTGGTCCAAATGGTGCCGGTGGTGAACAAGATGCTGCTTTGAGATCTACTGCTGTAGATGCTGCTGATACTAAAATGGATGCTAATATAGTAAAACCTAAAGGTGGGGAAATATAATGGCTGTAGGGGGTCACGATAAAGTTCCAGAATATAATCGTGATGATGATTTAGAATGGTGGGCAGAACATAGAATGGGAATTAGGGATGTTAGAGCTTTACATAATTCTCTTAATTACTATCTCTCTATATGGCCTGGTCCTCCTGAAAGACCCGAGGATGAAAAAAAATTCATTGAAAATATTGATGGGAGATTATTTGCAATGATTAGTGACTATACATATACACATCATGAAGTAGCAGAAGAAAATGATGACTCTACCCCTAGTGGGGATGATACATAAATATTAAAGATTACTCTTTGAATTAATTAAAATGCCTGAAACTGAGAATGAAACCGGAAAGGATATACAATCCGCATTAATGGATATGATTATTGCTGATGAATCACCATCTGCTATTAGCGATAGAATAAAGGATATACTTTATACAAAATCAGCTGAAAAGGTTGATGGATTTCGTCCTGAAGTAGCAGCTAATGCATTTAATTCTGATAATGCTCCGACACAACCTGAAGTAGATGCAGCGCTAGAGTCTGAGTCTGGGACTGAAGAAGGTGGGGAAGAGTAATTATAAATAAATAAGACAATGAATTTGGAAGTATAATGTCAGCTCATCAACAAGTCGGAGATCTTGTAAGTTTTACTGCAACAAGTTCGAGCGTACAATCATCCGCAATACCGCAGAAAACACAGTATCTGAGAGTTGTTGCTATTGATCAAGATGCTCATGTTGCAATTGGTACTAATCCAACTGCCACTACTGCAAATTATTATTTGGTCGCTGATACCCCAGAAGTAATTAGTATTGGAAAAGCGCGTTCTCAACCAGTTGTTGGGATTACAACGGGAACAACCACTACTATAGAATTCCAAGAGGGAACTGGTTCTCAATTTACTGTAGGAGATACTGTTAATTTAACGGTAACTGATCAATCTTATTATGATGATGCTGTTACTAGTGCTATTGTTACTGAAGTAAATTCAAAATCTGCCAATGGTTCTGGTAACGGAACTCAAGGTTTTAGTAGAATTATTACTTTATCTGCAAATACAGTTGCAATTGCGACTGCATATAGTACATCCAATTTTGCGGAATTGAGGAATGTATTTAAAGTTGCTGGTATTAGAGGTGGTGGCACTAATGCTGTTGTTAAAGCACAACAAGTCCAAATTGTAGGGGGTTAATTCCAATGAAACTTATTAGAGAAGAAATTGAATCAGTAAAAGTTTTTACTGAATCACTAAAAGGTGGTAAGAAGAACCTCTACATAGAAGGTGTTTTTCTACAAGGAAACATAAAGAACCGTAATGGTCGTATGTATCCCATGGAAACTCTTCAAAGAGAAGTCGGTAGATATGTTAAAGAACATGTTGCTACTGGCAGAGCACTTGGAGAACTTGGACATCCAGACGGTCCAACTGTAAACCTCGATAGGGTTTCGCATAAAATTACATCATTAAGAGAGTCTGGTTCCAATTTTATTGGTAAAGCAAAGATTTTAGAATCCACTCCCATGGGTTCTATTGCTAAGTCACTTCTTAGTGAAGGAGTAAAACTTGGCGTTTCCTCTCGTGGTATTGGTTCTCTTAAGCCAACCAAAGAGGGTTTTAATGTTGTAGGCGAAGATTTTATGCTTGCAACTGCTGCTGATATAGTCGCTGATCCTTCTGCTCCCGATGCATTTGTTGACGGAATTATGGAAGGAAAAGAATGGATCTGGGAAGGAACTGTTCTTAGAGAGCGTAAAGCAGAAGAAATTAAGAATAAAATTGATACTCTTGCAGGTCAAAAAAGACTCGAAGAGCATAAACTAAATTTGTTTAATGAGTTTATTAACTCATTGTAAACATTAACTTTATAAATAAAAGTAGATTTCATCAGGAAAAATCGGAGAAACTTCAAATGTCTAGTGGAACAGAACTACAAGAAATGGAAGTAGGCACAAAGCAATCCCATACTGCTGTGAATGCTAATGCGTCACCAGGAGAGCCTCTAAAGCAGGGTCCTCAGGGGAAAACCCCAGATAATAACCCTCCATTTGACGATCTAGGTGGTCCTACACCGGACAACTATAGTCCAACTAATGACTCCGCAAAGTTGAAGCCAGCTGGTAATACTCTTAAGCAAGTAAGAGACGTTGTTACTAATCGTAAGCCTGCTGCTGTTCCTGCTGAGAAGTTGGCATCATTGAAATCTGGAGATGAAGTCGAACTAGAAGCTGACCAGGAAGTGGTCGCTGAAGAACCAGCAACTGAAGAAGAAGTTACTACAGTTGTTGCAGAAGAAGAAATTGCTGAGGAAGAAACTACCGAAGAGGAAGTAGTTGCCGAAGCACCTGAGTATACCGAAATTAACATCGAAGAAGATGTTGAGGCTTTGATTGCAGGTGAAGAATTGTCTGAAGACTTTAAAGCAAAGGCAAAGACAATCCTAGAGACTGCAGTTAAAGGACAGGTTAAGCAAATCAAGGAAACTCTCGAAGCAGATTACGACAAGAGACTCCTTGAAGAAGTAGAAGAAATCAAAGGTGCTCTTAATGAGCGTATTGATTCCTACTTAGAGTACGTCGCTGACGAATGGTTCAATGAGAACCAATTGGCAGTACAAGGCGGTCTGAAGGAAGAACTCACAGAGTCCTTCATGACTGGTCTTAAAGGTCTTTTTGAAGAACATTATGTAGAACTACCTGAAGAAAAATATGATGTACTTGAGAGTATGGTAGAAAAACTAGATGAAATGGAAACCAAGCTCAACGAGCAAATCGAAAGGAATGTTGCTCTGAATGCTAGACTTTCTGAGTCTGCTTCAGATGTAATTCTTGCCGATGTTTCTGAAGGTCTCGCAGACACTCAGAAAGAAAAGCTAGCTTCCCTATCGGAAAGTGTTGCGTTTGAAAGTGAAGAATCATATCGTGAGAAGTTGGAAACACTCAAGGAATCTTATTTCCCAAGTAAGAGTGCTCCAGCAGCTACAAAAACAGAAAGTCTTTCAGAAGGAGTAGACCATGCTGGAGATTCTGTCTCCGGTTCAATGGCCAACTATCTTAAGACACTTAAAGCTGTAGCAAACTAACTGAATTTAATATCAATTCAAACTAAAACACTTATTAAGGAAAAAAGCAAATGTTCCATTCCGAACAGTTGCAGGAAAAGTGGGGACCAGTTCTCGACTATGAAGGTCTTGATAAAATCGAAGACAAGCATAAGCGATCTGTTACCGCAGTCCTGCTAGAAAACCAAGAAAAATTCCTCAAGGAGACACAAGCCTTCGAGCAAGGTGGTTCACTCCTAACTGAGGCCGCACCTGCTAACAACACCGCATCTGGTACTAATCCAGGTTTGGGTGCTGCTACTACTGGTGCAATGCAGGGTTTCGACCCCGTATTGATTAGTCTAATTCGCCGCGCAATGCCTAACTTGGTCGCTTATGACCTTGCTGGCGTTCAGCCAATGAGCGGTCCTACTGGACTAATCTTCGCAATGCGTTCTCGCTACACCAGTAACACTGGAACTGAGACATTCTACGATGAAGTTAACACTGCCTTCTCTGGTCAGCCAGGTGGCGGAACTCAACTCACCGCTGGATGGACAGACGCTACCGTTGGTATGGGTACTACCAGTCAGTCTGGTTCTAACCCAGCCGTTCTAAACCCAACTGCCACTGCTACCGAGAAAGACTATAATGTCGGTCAAGGTATGCGTACAGACAAGGCAGAAGCTTTGGGTGATGGAACTACCAATGAGTTCAACCAGATGGCATTCTCAATCGAGAAAGTCACTGTTACTGCGAAGTCCCGTGCTCTAAAAGCTGAGTACTCACTGGAACTCGCTCAAGACCTCAAGGCAATCCATGGTCTGAATGCTGAAGCCGAATTGGCTAACATTCTTTCTACTGAGATTCTCGCTGAGATCAACAGGGAAGTCATTCGTACCATCTATAAGACTGCTGAGCAAGGTGCAGTTCAGAACACCGCTACTGCTGGTGTATTTGACCTTGACATCGACTCCAACGGCAGATGGTCGGTTGAGAAGTTCAAAGGACTTCTGTTCCAAATCGAAAGAGACGCTAACGCAATCGCACAAAGAACTCGTCGCGGGAAGGGCAACATCATCCTCTGCTCTGCAGACGTTGCATCCGCCCTCACAATGGCAGGAGTTCTGGATTATACTCCAGCACTTAATGCTAACCTCAACGTTGACGACACTGGTAACACCTTCGCTGGTGTGCTCCAAGGTAAGTATAGAGTCTACATTGACCCATATGCTGCTAACCTTACAAGTGCTAACGCAGCACCTACAGGTGGTAACCAGTATTATGTTTGTGGATACAAAGGTTCCTCTCCTTATGACGCAGGACTATTCTACTGTCCTTATGTACCGCTACAAATGGTACGTGCCGTCGGTGAGAACACCTTCCAGCCAAAAATCGGATTTAAGACAAGGTATGGCCTTGTTGCTAACCCATTCGCTGAAGGTCTTACCAAAGGTGCTGGTGCTCTTACCACTAACGCAAACCGCTACTATCGTCGCGTTGCAGTTAAGAACCTTATGTAAGAAGAAGATGGATATATTCCATTCTTACGTCAAAGACCTCCTTCGGGAGGTCTTTTTTTTGTCTAAATAGTAAAAAAGTAGTCGTTAAAAATGTCAAGAATTCGTGCCAATACGATAATCGATAAAACGGGAAGTGGCGCCCCCGATTTTCCCCTTGGGTTTACTGCTACTAGTGGTACAGTAACTGGTCTTTTAACTGCTACTTCTTATGATGTTGATGATCTCCTAGTGGGGAACGCTTCTACTATAAGTGCTACTACAGTATCAACTTCAGCGACTACTGGAGCATTAGTTGTATCGGGTGGTGTTGGTATAGGAAAAAGTTTATTTGTTGATGGTAATATATCTTGTGCAGGAACTATTACATATGAAGATGTTACTCACGTAGATGCTCTTGGAATTAGTACTTTTAGAGAAGGTATCAATGTTACTGCCGGAGGAGTATCTATTAGTGGTGGTGGATTAGATATTGTCGGAGTTACTACAGGAATTGATGCAGCAGGTGTTTCCACATTTGTAACTCTTGTTACTACAGGAACTATTACTATTAGTGATACTACTCAATCAACAGGTAAAGATTCCGGTGCGCTTATATTGAATGGTGGTATTGGTTGTGAAAAGAATTTAAATGTAGGTCTTGCAGTCACCATGGATGGTTCGACTGGTGTTTCCACATTTTCTCAAGGTTTAAAGGTAGGAGGAGGTAATCCTCTCTTTGAAAAAGCTCATATTAATACTACTGCTTGGAGTGCTAATGTGGCAGCAGGTGATATTAATTTAGATTATGGAATGGTTCATTTAAATACTGCTGTTTTAGCAGGAACAGGTAATACTCTAAATGTTACTTCTGGAGTTGGAATAAACACCCAAATGGTTGTTGGAGATACTATTTCGGTTACTGGAATTACTTCTGTAAATGCTACAACTGCTTTTGTTAATACTTTAAAAATTGATCATACTGCTGTACCTGTAGCATGGCTTAATGGTAATACCCCTACTGTTGGTGGTTCTGCTGGATATGACACTTATTCATTTAATATAATCAAAACTGCAAGTGCTAAATATGCTGTAATTGGTGTACATATTAGGACTTCATAATAGGAGGTAAAATGTTCTGTAAGAATAAAATGAGTCGTGAAGACCGTCAAA